CCGCAATAATAACTGCTCCAAGGGTTGCAAAAACCTTAATATTTCTAGCAACAAAGCTAAACATATCGTACATTAATTTTGCAAAGGCAATTCCATACTGAATTGAAACCTTAAAACCATTGGCAATTTTATCGCCATTCTCATCTACAAATTTTTGAATTGCAGGGATTGCCTTAGTAATGATGAGATCAGCAAAAGCCTTAACTTGTGGCAGTAACTTGTAGCCAAGAGATTCTGAAGCCTCGCCAAAAGCAAGTTTAATTCTCTCCATTTGACCAGCAAAGGTATTGGCTGCTGCTGCTGCTGCGCCCTTAGTTTCCTTTGAAATCTCTTGCATCGCACCGGCAAAATCCTTAGATTTAACTGTTGCTGCAGAGATTTGTGGGAACAACTTTTTGAGCGCACCAATATTGCCACCATAGGCTTTTGAAACCAAGGCAGATGCTTGCTCAACACTAATATTTTTTGATGCTGCAATGTCTAAGGCAACGCCCATAAGGGTTTGAGCCTTAGTAACACTGCCAGTTACTGCAGCGAGTTTGGCCAAGGCCGGCCTTAACTGATCATCTGCAACGCCAAATTCAGCCTGCATTTGAGTTATGTAGGCTTCAGTGGCTGCAATTGCAGCATCTGTTGCACCAACAGTATTACGCAAAGAGTTAGCAAGTAATGCCTGAGATTTCTGATCTTCTGTTGCTGCCTTTACTGCATCAAATCCAACCTTTACGGCAAAAGCGCCTGCCGCAAGTGCTGCTAATCCGAAACTCTTGGCTGCCTTATTTGCAAAATCGCCAAACTTTTTTTCCATTTTGGCAATGTCTTTGGTTGCTTGCTTTGTGCCTTTGTCTGAATACTCGGTGAGAATTCGAGCGACAATTGAGCCAACTGCCATTTTTTATACTCGCTCTCTATTCAGGTGTTTTTGCAATAGTGTTTTGGCCTCTTCAAGAGCCTTTGCCACATTTTGTTCAATTCTTGCTTTATCTTTATCAACTACACGCCAAACTACACGGGATGCTTTACCAAATCTGTTTCCCAGGGTACGCAGAAATTGGGCGCTACTACCGCCTGCCATACTGCTCTTAGTCTTACGGCCTGCAACTTCAAAAATAGATCCTGCTGCAGACTTGTTAAGCAAAGCACCGGCGCTTGTTGTGTAATCGCCTCGAACCTTGCCCTTAGCCTTAGTTTTTGCAATCTTTGATTGAATCTCTGCAGCGTTCCAGCCTGGCCAACCTGCGCCACCGCGAGTACGCCCCTTGGCTGCATCTGTTTTGCGCCATCCACTCATAGGTGGATCTTGGCTAATCAATCCTTTTGCATCACGCTCTGCGCCTGATAGTTCGCTATTAATAACTTTGTTGAAACGCTTAACTGCATCTTTATCAAAATCTTTTAATGCAGCAAGGGTTTCTTTAACGCCGTTAAGAATAACTACTTCATCAGCCATTTGATTTAGCTCGCTCTTTCATATAAATCGTGATTGCTTCAAGAATCCCTGGTGGGGCATCAAGCAAATCTATGGGAGAGATTCCGGTTTCCACCGAAATAGCCGCTACTGTGTAAGTTAGGCTATTTCGGTGGATCCGAAAGAATCATCAGCATCCAATTCGGCGCTAATGATTGTATCTAGAAACTCTGGACCCCACGGCTTTACAATAATTCCGGCGGTCTGCATTGATTTCCAGGCAAGCCAATAGATGTGTTCAATTTTCTGCTCTTCTCCAAGCAACTTTGGCATACCTTTGCCGTACTGTTGCTCGAATCCAACAATTACGCGTGGGGTTAACTTGTAAGTTGCCTCAACGCCATCTGTTGTTTTTACTTTAACTGCTAATCCATCCATCTTTTCCCCCTTGTTATATTAGGATTTTGTGATTGTACCACTGATAGGCCAAGTAACAGATGCAGTTGCAAGTTCGCCAACTGCTCCATTAAGCGGTGTCCACTCTGAAACCAACGCTGAGAAACTGTATGCAGGTGATGAACCAGCAACAGGGCGAACTGTAATTGAAACTGCAGTTCCTAGTGTTGGGTAAATTGTTGCCTCAAGTGCGCTTGCTGCGTAATCCTGATTAAACTCAAATGAAACAGAATTATCTGCAAGGCCAGCAACTCTTGTACGGGCGGTGTTGCCGAACGCAGTGGTTTCAACAACATCATAGGTAGATCCCAAAGTTACGCTTGTTACATAACTTGAAATATCGGTTGTACCAAATGTAACTGCAACATTCGTTAATACAATACGAGCCATATTATGCAACCGCCTTTGTAATTACGCCTGAGATTGGCCAAGTAACTGAAGCCGTTGCCAACTCACCAACTGCGCCGTTAAGCGGTGTCCATTCGGAAACCAACGCTGAGAAAGTGTATGAAGGATTATCGGCAGCAGTTGTAGCGCCGTTTGGCTTTACAACGATTGTTGTTAGTGTTCCAACAAGAGATGAGCCTGCTGCGTTGATTGTTGCTTCAACTGAGTTGGCTGCATAATCCTGATGAAATTCAAGAGCAACTGAATTATCTGCAAGGCCAGCAACGCGTGTGCGAGCTGATGTACCAAATGCAGTAGTTTCAATTACATCATCAGTTGTTGTGAGCGTAACACTGCCAATATGATCAGAAAGATTTACGCCGTTAATTGTGATGTATGCGTTTGTTAGGACTATGCGGGCCATTATTTAGTTTCCTCTACTGTAGCCGGTTTGATTGGTGCCTTTGCATCCTTGAGATGCTCGCCTGCAATCAGTGCCTCAATGTTCAAGCCTGATTCAAGCAATTCTTTTTCGGTGATTGATTCACCCTTTGCTTTGCCTTCAAAATTATCTGAAGTGATTGTGTAGCTCATTTTTCTCCCTATCCCCAAATTGTGATGCGGTAACGATATGAAAGGAATTCAATATCACCTGATGCGTAACTACCTGCCTCGGCTGAAGTAACCCGCAAGGTATTGCAGGCACCGCCAAGAGTTCGATCTGATTCAATTGCTTGCTTGATTGAGTAATCCCCTGAACCTGCCAGGTACTTATCAAGTTCATTTTGGCCGGTGCGCTCGCTGAGTCGCTGAACCAAAACTATTACATCCAGGTTTGCCTGATCCAAGCCACGGGCGTTGTTCAGGTCAAAAGTGAAATCCAACTGGCCAACAATTGCAGCAGGGGCAACCGCCGGTGTAGGTATGAGTTCGTACACCCGAATACCCTTAATAGCCTCTAGATTGGCTTTTAAGCCGTTTCTAACCTCGCTAGGTATCATTACTTAGCCAAGCCATTGTTACGGCGCATAGGGCGTAGCAGAGCCTCAACATCGGCATCTAGCTTTGCAGCCAAGCGAACTGTTCCAATATCGGTTGAACCGGCAATTCCAAAAGGTGATTGGTTACGCAGGAACAGGCGGGAAGCCTGAATCTTTGCAGCAGTTTTTACCTCAAAAGGAACGCTAGACCATCCAAAAATACCGCGAACGCGTACTGATTGTGGCAGTGGGCTTGGGAAAACATAGGCACCTACCGCAAGGATGCGGGTTAAAGGCCATCCCCTTGAAGGGTTATTAACCGGCTCAAACATTGAATCGGTAGCAGTCCAAACAGTATCGTAGGTTTGATCAAAGTTATCATCTGTTGCAATCTCGCTGATGCTCACAAAATCATCAGTTGGCAAAACCCAATAGTTTTGAGGTGTGTAGTATCGAGTTGCAGGGGCTTGAACTGTTCCATCTGTATAAAAGAAACGGCCACAATAATCATCAATTTGGCGGCTTGCGGTGGCAATAGCCATCTCAATACTCGCATTTTCCATTGAATCTTCAATGTTCAAAGCTGATTTCACATCATTAAGCGTTGTGTAGCCGTTAGTGATTGCCACGCTTTATTCTCGTTTCTACTTTGGGAATCATTGCGCGTTCCAATTCAGGAACGGCGGTAGTAGTTTCCTTTGATTTTACCTTAATTCTTAAAATTCTTTTTATGCGTTCCATATATCGTGCTGCCTATCATCTAACCAATAGTGCTTTGAGTGAGGCAGAATCGCGCCTGTGTGGGCGTAGATAGGAAAGCCAAGTGATCTAACGCGCCGGCAAAACTGTAAATCCTCACCAATCCAGTTGCCGTGGATAGGTCCATCCCAAAACCAACACCAATCTTGCCCCTGGTGTTCATCAGCTTCATCACGCATTTTTTCTAGCACGCTGCGATGAATTAAAAGGCAACCGGTGCCTGCTGCATCTACTTCAAATAGCGAATCTTTATCGTATTTGTTCAAAGGCAAAAAGCCTTCAGGTGCATCTTGAAAGATTGTTGGAACCGGTTGAGGATATGGGAACCCTGTTTCAAAACTTGCAAATACTAATCCCGCCACAATCGGGCGTTCCTTTTCGTGAGCCGCTTCAACCAATTTATCAAAACTTGAAACTGGCAGTTGCTCATCTGAATCCATCATTAAGAGCCAATCAGATTTGGTTTCCAAGAATTGCTTAACCAACCGATTGCGTTGCTTTGATAAAAGCCCTGAACCCTTGATTCGCACAAAGGGGCCTAATCGAGATGCCCTAGATTGAGTAAGTTGAATCAAGCTAAATGCAAACCCGCCATCAACAGTACCTGGATCACAACTACCAATTGAAACTTTATGTGCGCTTTTCATAATCCCCCGATTAATTGAGAAGTGAAGGTTGGGCTAGTTGGGGGAAACTAACCCAACCTTCACAATTTTTAACTCTCTAGATTAGAAAGTTGGTGCTACCAAACCGGTGCCTGAAATGATTGAGGCAGCGAGTGGGTAACGCTCTGCTGAGAAGGCACCAAAGCCGTAAACAACAGATTTTACAGTGAGTGAACCAGCGCCTGTTGCATCAAATGAGAGTGCAAAAGGTGATCCTGGTTGTTCCCAAAGGTGCATTTCTGGTGCTGCAACGCAGTAGATTTCATCCTGGTTTGTTGCTGCGCCGTATGTTGTACCAACATTTGCATCAGTGATAACTGGAAGTCCAAGGATTGTGTAACCTGAGTTGCCATATCCTGGAAGGCCAGCGCCTGCTGCAGTAGCGTTCATTGGGCCATTTCCTGTTGGAACTGCCAATGGGCGGCCTGTTGTGTCGCTTGAAGCAAGAATTGCTGCAAGGCGGCGTGGGTGCATAATCCAGTGTGTTGGAGCGATGAAAACATTGCTCTCAATTTGCTGATACGCATCTGCCAACTTTGAGTAAAGAAGTGCAGTTGTTGGTGTTGTAGCGGTGTAAGTGATTGCGTTTCCACCTGAAGCGCGGATTCCCTTGAACTGGCCGTTTGAGCCTGTTCCGTTAAGAATCTGAGCATCTACAGTTGTGTGCCAAGAGCGAATGAGATCTGCTACAACGAATGTATCAATACCTGTTCCGCGCTCAATTGCCTGCTTTGATAGATCCTGCTGGCCTGCGATTGTGCGTACAGGAATTGTTAGCAGTGTATCGTCTGAATCAGTTTCAGAAACTGAAGTGTTTTGTGTTTCCTGAACTGCAGTAGATGTTCCAGTGGTCATACGGCTAATGTTTAGCGTCATACCTGAAGCTGGAAGTGCGTGCTTTGATGTTGCGAAATCTGCAGTTGGGCGGCCTGCGCGTGCATAAGGTGCAGCGAGATCAACCAAATACTGAGGAACAACTAGGCCCGCAAAGTTTGATGTATCAACATCACGGCGCTCAATTGATTCTTCGCGTGTGTGGCGTGCTAGGCGCTCTTGCGCTGAGTAATCGCCACGGATTTGAGCAGCGTAAACATCCTTAACGAATGAAACATTTGCTTCAGGTGTGTATGTGCGGGCTTCGCGTGTTACAACTGCGCCGCCTACCTTTGGTGCTACAACTGCTGCAACTGAAGCGCGAACTTCAGCAGCCTTTGCATCTGCAGCAGCCTGTGTTGAGAACTTTTCAATCTTTGCATCAAGTGCGCGTGCCTCTTCAACGAGAGCATCAACCTTTTCGGTTTCCTCTGCAGTAAGATCGGTGCGCTCTTCGGCAGCAACTGCCTCTAGAACTGCATCCATTTCAACCTTAACTGCATCACGGCGCTCAAGAGCAATATCAAGATATGACTTAGACATTTTTCTCCAATGAGT